CCCTGACGTTGACTACGATTTTCTAATCAACGCTCTAGATGAATTTAAACAAGATCCGCAGATAGGTCTCTGCGGAGGATTAGAGCAACTATTAGCTAAGAAGAGTGCGCTAAGGTAAAGAATGCTAGTGCTTCTTCTGTAACATAGATTCTTAGTAGTTGATGATCAGTTTGCCAAGCCCATTTTGGGGTTTGGTGGGTAAGACTGTTTATTCGATGACACTTACCAAGTTCGGCGCTTGGACCAAACTTTTCCCAAAACCAAACACGGGCTTTGAGAAAATTTAATTCATTCTCTGACATAGCATTATAGTTACCACGAACATAAACATTATAATTTATATAATGATTAAACAGCTCGTGACCGGTATGTCTACGATCCATCTTAGTTATTTTGAAATCACTCATCGAATGTAAAAAGCCCCTTGCGGGGCTTTTCCTTTACAGTTACGCTACTGCCGCTACTACGTACTTGCCAAAGCGTTTGTGGAACTCATCAAAGTTTTTCAACTTGTTAGGTACAAACGGTAAGTTGTAAGTAGTAAGTGCAACACGTGCGCCCATTACAGTAACTTCTGTAGTAAAGTTATCCATCATAAACTTAAAGAAGTTATCTGCCATGTCGTGCCATTTAGCATTATCTTCCTTGCCAAATTTAGCATAAGCATCTTTAAGTTCGTAACACATACTAATAGTTAAACTGTACATAGCACTAATTTCTTTAATTTGTAGCTCTTTAACCTTGCCAGCCAACACATCTTCTGGCTTAGGCAATTTGCTAGCAATCTTACGATGCGCCATAAACTTAACAGCAGTACCATCGCCAATCGTACCTGCTACTAAATCAGTAATAGTGCTGTCACTAATACCATCTTCTAATAGCTCACTAACAAAACTCCAACTACGGGGCGTTGCAAAACTACGACTTGAACTCTTAGGATCAAAGTCATACAAGTCTTGTTTAGCAAATGAGATGTAACCAATCACGTCTTTGTGTATACGATTTTCAGTAGCCCATTGCAACCAGCTCTCATAGTCTACACGCATTTCCAAGTGAACAAAACGATTTGCCAACGGCGCTGGCATACGATAGGTTACACCTTTATCACCTTCTCTGTTACCTGCCGCAACTATAACAACATTGTCTGGCAACACGTACTTACCAATACGTCTGTTCAATACAAGTTGGTAAGCCGCAGCCTGTACACTAGGAGCCGCACTGTTCATCTCATCTAAAAACAACACAACGACAGGATATTTTGCAGCATCTTCTGCGCTAGGCAAATCAATTGGCGGAGCCCAATCCATCAAGCCGTTGTCTTTATTGTAGTACGGAATGCCGCGAATGTCCGTTGGGTCCATTTGCGCTAGTCGCAGGTCGTACATGCGGCCGCCCATTTCTTTAGTAATGCCCTCTACTAATTCACTCTTACCAATACCCGGAGGACCCCACAGGAACAATGGACGTTGTTTTGTAAAGCAACGTAAAATTGCTGTTTTAGCTTCTACAGCCGTTACTGTTCTATTTTCTGTTATTGTTGCCATTTGTAATCCTCTCAATTAACTTACAAACAAAATATCTAACTAACTAAAAAACTATTATACTATCAAACTACTAGTTTGTCAAGTAGTTTATACCTTAGACAACAATGAAGCGGCTACATTCCAAAAGCCATTTACACCGCAATCAACTTTAATATTCTTAACCATAACATGTGTAACTGTACCCGTAACAGTGCGTTTACCACGTCCTGTAAAACTCACAGTGTCACCTGGATTAAAACTAACCGCAGTGCGACGACTAAGCAAATTATGCTGTTCTTTAATTGCTTCGTGTAGGGTTTTAAGTTCTGCTGTAGAAGTAATGTTAGCAATTTCTTTAAGTAATGTAGCTACTGACATAGTGTTTCTCCTGTGTTGTTATCTAACTGTTAAATGCTATTATAGACTCATTTAACCAAAAAGTCAACCGGTTTATAGGCTTTGATTGTCGAGATACTGTTGGAGATTGTTGGCGTGAAGGCTTAACATCATAGCATCACGGTCACTGATAATGTGTATAGTCTTGCGATTCTGTACGTAATAGGGCTCTTTAAACCAACGCTCTAGCTGTACAAACGTACGAGGACGTATATCGTGGCTTAGTTCAAACTTATAGAATTTAACGTGTTTACGCACTTCTAAATAGGCCTTTTGGACCAGACGCAGACTGTTATGATTAGTTGGATTATACCACCAACTGCTAGGACTTACTGAATACGGAGTTAGTTCGTAAAACTTAGCCTGCCATTCTGCTTGTAATGAACCAGCACGAGTTGACATGATTAAGGATAAATCTTATCGCCTTGTTTCAATAAGACAACAGAGAATTTGTCAGTTTTAAATAGAGTGTTTAGCTTCTTAGCCAGGTTAATAGCATGACCGGGATTACTAAATGAAACTTTCTTGTATTTAGGTCCGGGATAGGCTACCAGGATATTGTGTGTTTTTAAATTGATAGGTTGACTATCATAAAACACCGCCCAGATACCCTCACTGTTAAGAATCTGGTCACTCTTATAGTTACTTTTATTTACGTGCTCTAACAGCACTGTTGGTTTAGGTCTTGACATAGTATGTTTATTTATGCCAAATAACTGCGTATATAATTAGAAACCACCACCATCCATGCCCACAGTAACCACAGACTCTACTGTAGATTTTTCATTAACGATTGCTAGTTCTGCGATCTGTGTTAATAATTCAAATATATCAGCTTGTAGGTTTTGTGCTTCTAATTTAGATAATGTAAGATCTCTAGCGTTAGTTTGATTCATTACTTTAACTTTATTATTAAAGTTTTTGAGATGTATGGTCAGTTGACTCTCCATCAGTTCCTCCATTAGCAATTCGTAAATGGAACTGCATTTCTTCTTTAGTTGTAAACGGCCCGGCGTAAGGGTACCTATTAAGCGTAATCAGTTTAGGACAGTAGCTTTTAACCCACCCGTTATTAAACTGTACAATATAGTATCCTGCGCAAAAGAAACTTTTGCTTTTGTTGCCTTTGGTAAAGATAGGTAACCTGTGTTTAACGTCCCAAAGTACATTATTAGGTTTATGTTCACACGGATAATCATAAACAGTGTGGGTTTCTTGTGGAACTTTTGCTGGTTTAGTTTTATCTACAATAAGATTGTATCGTTCACTGAGCAGTTTTAAGCTACCAAAGCGTTCTCTCCGACCTTTGTGTACAAGTGTAACTCCAGTTGGGCTAGTTAAAATACTAGCAACTTTAGTACCATCCTGTTCAACTACCCAACATTTATTTTTAACAATAGGTTTAGCTAATAATGGCACAATAGGCCCTCCGCAAGTGTCTACACCGGAGCAGGTATCTTTAAATTCGCATAGTTTTTGCTTAGGCGACGACATAGATAATTCCGATGTAGGTTAAGTAATGTAGACCTTGGTCAGCACCCATCCAAACCCAAAACATGTGATTGGCTGTGGTTAGACCTCGATTTAGTTGTTGTTTTGCCCAGTCGATGTGGTAATGTATAACACCATCTGCTAGAGCAAGAAAAATAATAGCATTGGCACTATGCGCAAAGAATACAAGAATGAATAAAGTAAAGGCCGCATGTACTGCCGCATGATGAATGCCGCCTTCTGCGCCATAGATACCCTTCTCTTTGAGCATGTAGTCATATTGCATTAGGAAGTCGGCAATAAAGTGTTTAATACCAAATAATGCTAGTAAGACAAAAACAGTTGTGGTCATAACTAACCTTTAATAAATGTACTGCGTGACTTAGGAGTTTCCCACCAATCAATTTGTTTAACAGTTACATCTAATTTAGACATTTTAACTTCGACTAAGTTTGCCATCCAAGCACTAAGGTTTTCACTGGTTGGAACAAACTCTACAACCATAAAACCTTCGTAGTATTCATATTCTGGTGTATTTGGTTCTAAGCCATCTAAGTTCAAATGATAGCCTGCTAGATAATCTGTGCCTGGCACTTTAACTGGTACTAGTTCACGATCGCCAACAATACTATTGTATAGTGGATCATGCTTATCGATAATAAACTGATGATCAATATATTCGTTAATCCATTTCTTTAACCACTCTAAGTGACGGAAATCTGTAACCATACCAGTGGACTCTAACTTGCCTGTGTTGCTTTCTAAGAACACCTGCATCTTACCTTCATGTCCGTGTAGGTGACGACAAGCACACTTTAAGTCTGCCGCATATTCACCATTTAGTTTCTGTGTCCAAACTCTGTGTCCATAACAGAATTCAAATGTTTTATCAATTACCCATGCCATAATCTTTTCCTCGGTTTATATTACTATTATATTTAGGTTTTGTTGTAAAGTCAATCAATTATTTTGCCATCTTCAATAACTATTGGCCATAACTGTTCTACACTGTTAAACATATGATGTATACGATCCGTATCATATCCATACGAGTTTAGTTTCTTAAGTATACGTTCGTTATATTCCGGAGCCGCAAGTATTTGATGATGCTTGTGCGAATAAAACGAATGTAGTTTAAACTCACCGTTAGCGTGATGTGTAGCCAAGGCCATAATAGCACAGGCACTGTCACAGTGGTCTACAGCATACCAATTGACTAGTCCGTGTTGATATACTGTATCCATAGCATCTAACAAATCTTCGCTAGTACCACCAATTGATGTAACATAAAAATTCAACGGTTGGTTAGGGTGTTGCTTAACTATAGTAATTATCTCATCGTATTCTTCTTTATGAAGTTTACCCACAATCTTATAGTCTTGCTCGCTGAGTTTGGTTATTTCCGGAGTAGCACACCCAATCAAGATAATAGCTAGTATTAGAGAACTATATAACTTTAGCATCTTCTATTAAGAATTCCATCTTGCGTTGCCGGTCAATTAGTTTAAAAAACAATGCTAGAGTATTAGCCGCATCAACGTCTGCTCTATGAGCTGTACCTTTGAACTGTAGTTTAAAATATCCCATAGCACTTGCTAACCCACCACTAGGTTTCTTACCTTTAGCAAACATCAGCAAGGTGTAGAATGTCTTGGTATCAATCCAACGACGCCCAAAGTGTGGAAAGTCTACACACTTATTACTAAATTCATTTAGTAGCTCAACACTATCGCCTCCGCCCCAAGTAACCGGATTAACAAAACAGTTATGCTGTTTGATAAGTTCACCTAGTTCACGGGCTACAGTTTCGTGACTAACAGCGTTAGCACGTATGTCCGCATCTGTGATGCCAGTTAGGTCAATGATAAATTGGTCAATTGGTTCGTTGGGATCTATATACCATTTCTTAGTAAAATAGTTTTCAAAGCGATCATCTGCTTTACCAATAGCGATACCAACCTGAATGATCTTACCACTCGGTTGGTTAAGCTCTAAATCTAATGCTAGGTACTTCTGAGCTTTATCCATCATTCTGGATATCCAGCTTTCAACCACTCTGCTATATTTGTAGCATTTTCACTAAGTTTAATTAGATCATACTTGCCGCAAAACTTAAGAAAGTATGCGCCTACTGTAGGATTTGTTTTTGGACGAGCATTAGTTTTAATAGTTTCAAAGATTTTATCTTTAATGTCCGCAGGTTGGGCCGATAAATCTACCAGCTTACAATTACGATTATAATCATCAAGAACTTTATGTTCTACCCCATTGTGGTCGGTCCAACGTTGTAGCATTAGGTTATTCCAAGCGTAACCTTGCTTGTCTTTATCGCTGTAGGCTTCTTCTAATCCAACTTTGTTCTTAGTGCCTTTAGTACGTACACCCGGATAAGCACTAAAGATATTATCTGTAGGATCACCACGCACACACTTTTCAAACAGGATGAACTTGGGATCTGGAATCTTTTTAGGCTCTTTAGTTTTCTTGTCTATAACAAGTTTGCCTTTCTTATCATAGATGCCAGTTAGTGTATGCAACTCATCTGCAATACCATTGTATTGATTAACGTTTTCACTTAATAGTTGATAAAAGTCTGTGTCACTTGAAACAATAGTGTGATGGTCATTAGGGTGTGTTTGTATCCACCCTGCTACCAAATCATCCGCTTCTAAGTTAGCGTGTTGTAATACAGTGCAGTTAGTCTTTTCGGCTAGAAATGTTTTCATAGCATCAAAAGCGTCCCAGAACATTTGTTCTTCTTCTTGCTCTGCTTCTGTCTTAGCCGCACGTGCTACTGCTCGATTAGCTTTATACGGAGTATAAAAGTCTTTGCGCCAGCTACGTCCTTCTAAACAGACAATAACGTGATCTGCCTTTTGATCACGCCATGCTTTGTTAATACTGGCTAAGGTAACATGAATGGCAAAGCCCAACTTATCCCATGTGTCTGCTTGACGATGGGCACTGTGTCGGGCTCTGAAGAATGTGTTTGCTGCGTCTACAATTAGATATCTCATGTAGTTATTATACTTTCATTTTGTTTAAATGTCAAGAAACTTCTGTTCTACCATTGCCTAAATCACGTCGATTACTGCGTTTTTCGGGATCAGCTTGGTCCTGTTCGTATGTTTCTGTAACTACGTTACGACATACTGTTTTAAACCAATTATCTACAATGTCTTGATCTGTTTTGCCCTGATAGCCTGCACGAACTAACTTAGCAACAAATATGTCATTCCAATCTAGTTCAAACGCACCTTGCCCTGGATCGCTGTCATCTATTTCCATACCCATGATTTCTACCCAAGGTTCATTTTTTGCAGTTGCTTCATCTTTAGCTGATACTGCTTTAACTTTGGCTTTGGCTTCTGCACGTTTGGCTTTAGCTTCTTGTGCGGCTAATGCCTTGGCTTCGGCTTCTGCCGCAAGTTCTGCTTTGTTTAAGCCCAATGATGCTTTAATTTTTTTCCACATAATATATCCTTAAAATAAATCTAACTCTTCCCAGGGTAAACCATCCTTACCAAAGTGTCCGTAATTAGTTGTACTACTGTAAATAGGGCGGAACAGTTTAAATCTGTTAATAATGCCTCTAGGAGTTAGGTCTACATTAGTAGTTATCCACTCGGTTAGTTCGGTATTATTTCCATCACTATCGACATA